TAAGAAGATAATGGGAAACCATCAATGATTGGGTTCTCAATATCATTTGTATGAACATTGTCAAATGCTGGGTTAAGAACAAACTTAACATTTGCCAAGAATGGAATTACATATGAAGTATAAGCAAATCCAAAGTTCAAGTCCATACCTTTACCAGTGATAGCACCTATATCAGCAGCCTGAATTAACAAACCTGATGCGATAGCTTCTTGTCTAATGGCCTCATTAACCATACGCATACCACCCATACCAGTTTGTACAATAAGAGATCTTTTTGGATCTGGTCCTTGGAACTCAACTTTACCATTGAAGAAGTTATAGATTTCTCCACGGAATAAGTCAAGAGTAAAGTTATTTTTGTTATATACTCTTTTGAACGCATTGTTCAATTGTTGCCAAAGTCCAACAGATAATCTGATATCATCTGGACCATCTTGCTTAACTCTACCTCCTTGTCCCCACATTAAGTAAGTCTCAATGTCAGTTGCAATTTTAGAAAGGTGAGCTGCTTCCATGTTTGTCAAGAAAGTTCTAGACAAATCTCCGTTATCAAATGCTTTCTTAACAGCATCTTTACCCATAACTTTAACCATATCCTCTAAAGATGTGATTGATGGGTCTAATACATTTTTGTCAAATGTTCTCCAGATCTCAGTTACAGGAACTGTACCATCTGCATTCATACCACCTTTGATCATTAAGTCTGCTCTAGAAGAGATAGAATAATGTACGTGAGCTTCTGCACCACCAACAAAGTTATAGTATTCACGGAATCCTGCATTGGTCATGATGTCAGAGAATCTTTCACCATACTCACCTCTTGCAGAACCTTTTCTGAACATTCTTGTTCCGTTAGCTAAGAATCTATTATCTAAGAATCTTGTGTTGTCATTGTTAACAAGTTGAACTGTGTAAACATAACCATCACCTAATGGAAGAATATCCTCATCTGTAATGTACATCTCAACCCCATTGTATTTGTCATAAGTGATGATATCACCATGTCCAAACTCTCTGCGGCTTAATTTAATTCTAAAAGTAGAACCATCTACTCCTTTGAAGTCATTAAGTGGTTCAATGTCTTCAAGTACATATGGAAGATCTGTAGAGACAGGAGTCTGCCACTTATACTCTCCACGAGCATTATCAACCATAATTACATTTTTGCCACCAAAGCTAGAAAGCTGGTAAAGCGGCATTTCTACTTTCTGAGCCATAGCCCATAAATCAACTGGACCTAAATCCATAGGTTCAGCATCCTTTAACATATTCACTAAGTGATAAGAGTCTACATGCGATGAAGCTTGGTAGGCTGTATCTCTTAGGAATATCCCATTGTTTAAAACTGGAGTTGCCATTTTTATATTTGTTTTATTTGTTACTTAATTATCCTCTCTTGAAGAAATTTCCTCTTGAGATTGTTCTTTGTGGTTTTGGGGAAGAAGATTGTGTTCTTCTAGGAGCTTCTTCAGGCTCTACTACAGATGAACTTATTCTTCTACCTTGTTCCGTTTTTAATTGTCTTACTGCTTTCTCAGTAGCTTGTCTTGATCCTTGGTCTCTCATTTTAGATTTATAACCATCTGGATCTGCAAGTAGCCATAGAGCTTCTGCAATAAGATCGTGTCTTGGTTCTACAAACTGATACTTCTCTAATAAGTGTCCAAGTAAGTTTGTAGGTTTACCAGAAATAGAAGGGTAGTTAGGTTGAACTAATCCTGAAAATAATAAACCTTGTACTTTTCTATCAAGTTTAATTCCTCCAAGCTCACCAGCAGATAGTGTATTGTATACATTATCTTGGTATTGTTTTGCTGCTTCAGCTTGTTGTTCTCTTTTCATTTCTTGTTCAGCCAACTGTCTTTCAATGATAGACTCTTGCATTTTATCCAACTTTGGTTTGAACTGTTGTGCTTTTTTCTCAAGCCTTCCCATGTCCATCCAATCTTCAATCTCTGACTCAATTTCTTCAGCAGTACCAAAGTTTGTTGCATATAAGTATTGTCTTGCAATAACTACCTGATCATTCTCATCATAAGGATCTAGGTCTCTCATCTCTTCTACATGAGCAAGAGTTCTAAACAATCCTTTAAGATCAGTACCACCATCTGCAACATACTTAGCAGCAATTTGAAGTTCTTCTGGTAAAGCTTGAAAAAATTCTTTTGGTGTGTTTTCTCTAATTGCATTTTCTCTTTCTTGAAAGTTTGCCTCAAATAGTTCACGGAAATCTTTTGTTGTATAATCCTCTAGTGACTTATCATCATCAAAAGGAATAAGAGTTCCTTCCTCAATCATTTTAGTTGCTAACTCAGCAAGACCTGATTTATCAACCTTTGGTCTGCCTTTGTTACCAGCATCTTCTTCTTGAGAAATTAAACTATCTAACTCAGCAATAGTTTCTTCTACTTCTTCTTTCTTTGCTACTTCTTCTTTAGAAGCAGGCTTGTCAAGGAACGTTGTGTCTACACTTTCTTTTGAAAACATAGACTTAGGTTTTTCATCTTCTGATGGAAGCATTACACTTTCTGCTCCCGGAAGACCAAACATTTCATCAATGTTTACATCTACTTGATCTACCTTTGTAGTATCTTGCACTTGGTCTTCACCAAGTACTTTATCTAATTCATCCATATGTGTTGGTTTTGTTTATAATTTAATATAAGAAATAAACTTCAAAAATTTAACCTCTTGAAATTAATTTTTTGCACTATATAGCTAAGACTTATCTTTTGATTTTGTAGAACCGCCCTTGTCATACTTGTTTTTATTGACTTGAGCTATCTGCAACTGCTTATCAGCTACTTCTCTTTGCATATTTATCTTCTCTCTTTCTAAAGCTATCTTATCTCTATCAGCATTTACTCTGTTATCTTCTTTAGTTTTTTGAAGATCAGTTTGTTGCTGATATTGTTGTGTTGCTCTAATATCTTTCATAGCATCTGCATAGTCTGACATTTCATTCTGATTAACATCTGCCATAGATCCATAACCTGCTGCTCTAATTTCTGCAACCAAGATATCTCTTTGTCTATCTTTTTCTTTCTCAGCTGCAACTGAATCAATCTTCATTTTCTCTATTTCCTGTTGAGATTTAATTTGTTGTTCTTGCATTTGCTGTTGTTGTTGCATTTCTTGTTGCTTAAGCTCCTGTTGTTTTTGTTCAGAAGACTTAAGAACTGTATTAAGTTGTGCAATTGAATCAGACTGTACAATTTTACCAAGGTCATAAATACTAGCACCAGCTGTATTATTAGTCATGGCCATTTGTTTTAATTGCTCAAGAACAGCTCTGTGGTTTGCGGTAGTACTACAGAATATATTAAGATCTCTCATTAAAAGATCTGTACCGTTTATTTCAAAATTAACTTTCTCATCTGCTGTAGTAATATAAGTTAATCTTGAAGATGGTTTTGTAGAGTGATAGTATTGTGCTAAGTCTGTACGCATTTGGTGTACTCTAGGCATTAGATAATCACAGTGCTGGATAAAGAACACCTCTGTCTGTGCGTAAGATGCTGCAGTGGCTTGTTCTACCCCTGTAGCTGTCATCTGAGACAACTGTTGTCCCATTCTTTGTGGGTTAACTCCAATTACTTCATAAGCCTGAGACTTAAAGTAGTTTGCTATCTGAATCCTAGACATTAATCTTTCTGTCTGAGATAGATCTAGTTTCTGAAAGTGTTGGAAGTTAAGAGCATTCTCAGTGTTTGTAATAGATGTATCTAATGGTAGCATCTGGAAATTCTTCATTGCTACATAAGCCTTAGCATAGTTACCTTTACCCCAGTCTTCACCAAGAGAGTGCTTAGGTAAAGTATTCTGGTCTAACATGATGATAGTACCAAGTTCATCTACTAAGATGTCTGCTATCTGATTGTTTACAATATTATATCCAATCTGATATGGCTTCATTAAGTCTAGTAGAGCAGTAGATCTAGTATTTCTATCTGAGAATACAGACCCTTCTACAGGAAGCTTACATCCATATAGTGTACTATCACCTTTAAATTGGAAAGGAATAGGTCCAAGCTTTGATTTATTTATTCCTATGTACATTGGAGTAAATCCACCTGGATTATTCATACCCCAAAAAGATGGAATGTTTGGTCCAATCTTAATACCACCCCATACTTCATTGATCCAGATCCAGTCTATATGCTCACCATAAATAAGAGTATCTTTAGTTTTATTCTTATTTAATCTAGTATCATAAATTGGTTTAGTTGTAATTTCATAGTCTTCATCAACTATATCCATTTTAACTTCACCATTATCATCTATAGAAATTAGATGTCCAACCTTTCTTTGTGACTTCCAATAGATTGTACTTACTCTTAATAAGTATGCAATACCTTGGTCATAATAGTCTTCTCCTTCAGAAAGTATCTGTGCAATAATATCCCCACCACTGTATACTGAATTAGACATTGCTGTAGTATATTGTCTATATGCAAGAGACGGCATATTGACATTCCAGTCATGTGATTTTGTAGCATCATATCTTGTACCATCATTTTGGTAACCTCCAATAACATAACCAGCAGATCTAATAGGATAAATTGCCTCTAAAGCTTTTAACTGTTCTTCATCCATTAAATAGCCATACTTGTCTATTACATCTGATGGAGTCATCATATCTGTTTTACCAACCCAGTTAGCTTGTGATATATATCTAGCATCTGGAGATTTGTGGTAGAAAGTAATTGCTGGATTCCAAAGTTCTACTTCATAGTCATCTTCCATCATTCTAAAATGCCAGAACTCTCTATCTGTAATAAGCATGTCTCTAAATGCTCTTTCCTCAAGTTCATCCATTCTAAATCTTTCTACATCCACTTTATGTTGATGAGAAGCCCACTCTTCAATCATTGATCTGTAATCTTTCTTGAAGTACATTTCTATCTCAGGAAGAGTTTTTAATTTTTCATCAGATGTTTCTTGCATAAATTCTTCAGATGCTGGATCTAATCCTTGATCCATTAGTGCAGATGAAATTTTCATCTTAGCATCTTCTAATAAAACATCCTCTACCATTTTTCTTTTTTGCTCTAGCATCTCATTATATGAGAACTCATCTACAGCACGGTAAGTAAGTTTAGTAGACCTTTTAGCAAATTCAGCTACAAGAACATTAATAACATTTGGGATAATGGGATAAAACTTTAACTCTAGTGCAGAAGCATCTTCCTTAGTGAGTAATTCTACTATATCTCTATACTCATTATTATCTTCTACAATATAATCAGACTTATCTATAATACCTTTTGCAAGTTTGTAGTTCTTCATTAACCTTCTGGCATTTCTTCGGATTTGTTTTAATCCTTGCCATTCTACCCAATCCAAGTTCCAGGCAGCCCATGCTTCATCTTTTTCCTTTTTAGGTAAAAATTGTAATGGCTGAGTAACAGTACCCATTCTACTGTTTTCAGCTTTTGCTCCTTTCTTTAACTGTAATGCGTTATATACTTGCATAGTTATTTTATATTTTTAAATGGTGATTTTTTAAAAGCCTGACCATTAATTAAGTTACCGCGTCCACCAATATGCCTAAATGGACTACTATTTAATTTAAACAAATTTTCTGACTTTTGCAAGTTTTTAGCTACATCATCCATGATTGTTCTTTTAGCATAACCTCTATTAGATTGCTGTATTCTCATGAATGCAACCAATGCTGTAAATGCTACAAGTCTATCCACGTTGAGTCCTTCCACATATTCTTGCATCTCTTTGATTAACATGGGATCTGGAATTCTTTCTATTCCATACTTTGTTCTTACTATTGTACCATCAGGTTTTGTTTCTGTATCTAGTTCTTCTTTACAATACTCAATAACATAACTAAGCATGTGAGCCTTAAATAGGTTACCGGTATTTCTCCAACCATACTCCTGGTAAACATTAGTATTTGCACCAAGATCTTTTAAGAACATAATCTGACCTTTTGGTACAAGATATCTTTGCTTCTTTCTAGATATCATATATTGTATAAACAAAGACACGTTACTTTCTATAAGTGCCCATGCATTATACCATTCTATTATTAGTTCTAATCTCTGGTGAGTTTTATTAATATCATCAAATCTACCACACCAAGCAGCTACTATTTTATCTTGTTCTAGATAAGTCTCTGTTTCTATGCCAGTTACTTTAGTTACTTCAACTGGAGCTTTCATCACATATATAGAACATAGTGATTCTGAAGTAGTTGTTTTACCTTCTGATACGGGGTCAATAGATGCATAGTACTGACCAAAGGTAGGATCCTTAATTGGTCTTTCCCATACAACAAGAGTTCCTGTTTTATCTTCTAACTTTTTAGATACTGGGAATTGCATAATAGGTAACTTATTAGTTTCCTTTACTGCAGGTCTTCCATTCTCATCATAGAATATATCTAGGAATTCATATGCATATTCTTTCTCATCTATTCTTCTCTGTTGTGCTGCAACAAGATGTGGTGGGAATACAGATACAGATCTATGTGCAAATGCTTCTTCAATATTTCTAGGGTGCTGAGATATCCTTAATTGATAATCTTCTGGAGATAGATCTTTTTTCCACTGTTCAAACTGTCTATCTAATGCTTCTAATGCATCTTCTACAAGTGAATTACCATATATATCTATATGTGGAGGCATAGACCATTGCTCAGGAATAAACAAACCTGAGAGACCTTCTGTTCCTTTACTATCTATTAAGTTTGTCTCTACTGCATAGATATCTTTAGATGTAGGATTTAGAATCATATCCTTAAGTGGATTACACTGAGACAAATCCCCTACAGATCCTGCAGCTATAAACATCCCTGTAGTAATTAAACCAGATCTCATTGCTGGTCTCATATACTCATAGGTCTGATCCATCTTTGGTGCAATACCAGCCTCTTCATGAAAGAAGAACTTTACCGGACCCCCTACACCATTTGTAGGATCTTTCTCAAATGACATACCTTGCATTGTACCTTTGAGACCTACTTCATTCTTTCTATCCCCTTTTCTTACCTCAATCTTCTGTTGCCACATCATTACTTTATGTGGAGTCATTGGTCTATACCATGCAGTATGTTCATTTAAGAAAGCAGCATATTCATCTAAGAACTTCCATGAACCTTTCTCATTTATATAATCTTTAAGACTTGCTCCTATCTTCAGAGTAACCCCAGCTTCAAACCAAATTTGATTTAATAGCTTAGCCATGTGAAAATAAGAAGAAGCTATCTGACGTTTCTTAAGAATAGCTACATGCTTAAAGTTGAGCTCTGCCAATAGTTCATAGAGGGCCATGTGATACTGGGCATCCCTGATTTTAGCAAAGTCAAAAATTTGTTGCTCCTTATCAAATATTGGTAAGAAGTTAAGCCACATGTAGTAATCTCTTGTAAGGTACCAAGTTCTTTCTCCTGACTTGTAAATGACTCCTCTTCTACATCTAAGTTTTTGGTCATCCCAGTAATTGATGAAGTCTTTGGACTTAAAGGGAGAGTCGCAGTAATATCCATTGTCTCTGAACTTTCTTGATTCAGAATTAAATAATAAGCTAGTTTCATCAAAATTATATTTACCGGGTTCATCAAAAATATTTCTTACAAACTTGGCAAACTCTTCTCTTGAAGAAAAGTCTGTAACAGTCCAAGTTCCATTGTCATAGGTTGGTATGTTTTCAAATATCTCCATTACTGATCATATGCCATTCCAATACCACCTCTTACTCTACTAGATTGTTCCTCTTGTAGATCTTTGTATGCACCTTTAAATGATGCTCTAATTGCCTCATAGTTCTTAGCAGCATTTACTAAAGCTGTAATATTACCATCCCGCCCGTGTGTGATAGGTGTAGTTTCCATATATCTACCTAATCTATCTAACA